AAACAAATCTGCTGAAATAAAAAAATATGTTGAGGACAGAACCAAAAAAGAAAAAATCCCTAAACTAAAAGCGAGTCACGAACAATTTAAAAAATTAAGAATAGTCTTGGGACCAATGGAAGTATATCCATATAACATTAACAATACTGCAACACCTGCCATAAGCTGTACTTTGGGCGACATTCCCATTTCATTAAACTACTTTCTAGACTTTATGGCTCAAAAGGTATTAGCAAAACAAATCACCCAATACCCTCTGTCAAAATTCATTAAAGATGTCATTAACGATACAATTAGAAACTTTTTAAACTCTGATGATTGTTTCAAAACCAACTCATCACAAAAAACGAGTTTAAATAGCACAACTATTCTTGGATATAATACAAAACAAGGCACAGCCGCAAAAGATGATATATCAGCCTTAATTTTACAAGAAATGGCAAAAGGTAAAGAAGGCGCGGCTGTCAAAAACTGCCTTTTGGCTTCAAAGGTAAAAACTGATCTCCCAATGATTAAGATCTCTGGACCAAGAAATCAGCCAAGACCGGAGCTTTCAATAGACAAGATGATTAACTACTATGTATTCTCTGCTGGTCGTAGATACCCAGATGCAGCATATACTGGAAACAAAACATCTGATTCTAGTAGAGGTGTTTTTCATTATCTTCTGGGTGAGGACAAAGGAATAGTTAAAAATATCAGGCTTGACAAAACTTCCGCCCCTGGGTTGAAAGAGGTAAGGTTTGAGCAAGAAGGATATGAAGGTTTAACCCAACTTAGAGAAGTATACAACGCTAATATAGAAACATTTCTAAACCCACAAACTTTCCCAGGCACCTATATTTATGTAGAACCAAAAGGCTTCGATCCAACTGCTACCGAAGACTTAACAAGGTTTGGTATCGGCGGGTATTATATGATTATAAAATCAACTCACACAATATCCCCAGGCAATGCCGAAACACAACTAAATGCTGCTTGGGTAGCTAGCAAGGGAGACAAAAGCGGTCGTGCAACTACTGAAGGAGAGGGTGAAGCCAGAGAACCAGAGAGAGAAGAAAATGGTGAAGAAAACGTCAAAAAATGTAAAGTACACTCTCTATCTAATACAGAGGCTACTAGATAATGTCAACCTTCTACAAAGAATCAAATAGCGAAAAAACTGAAAGCCTTTACGATAAGACTATTATGTATCGTGGAGAATTAGCCACTTTTGCTCAAAGGTATTCTTGTTTAGTTGACTTCAACTTTGCTGAAAAATACCTTTATGGAAGAGTAGACCGAGATTATGTTTCCATCGAGGTCAATGAGGCATTAGTTAGCCTCACAACGATACCAAATGCTGATGGGGATGCAGGACAAGTCAAAGTCATAAACTTTGTTGCTGATGCCTTTGCAGGCTTATCCAGACACTTTCAAAGATCAACGCAGATAGGAGCTATTAGAAAAACAGATCCCTACCTATCAAACCTAAAGGCTTATGCAGGCTACACAAACACAGAACAGGCTTATGCTAATTACTTTAACTCATTGATCGAGGCTATGTCAAGGGTTAAAAAAGATAAATCTTTAAACTTTAAGGATTTCAATGAGTTCATGGGCTTCGTTACTAGTTTTTCAAGATCGGTTGGCAAGACATTTCCGATAACAAAGCCTGGTTTTGTAAGAAGTAGATTCAATTCTGTGATGAATAATGGAGTATCTATTGAGATTTCTGATCTATCTTATGAGAACGATGATCAAAAAATACAAGACTTTGTTGGTTCGCCCAACTTTGAATACTATCTAAATGCTTGTAACAGCTATGGCTTCATGGTTGACATAAATTTTCCTTGGAGATTGGTGGCAGACCTTGACTCGGTAGCGATGAACGGTTATGCTAATAGATATGGCTATACTTCAACGGATGCTATCTTGATAACTGCTTATAAGAAATCACATAACTCATATTACAGAGAATTCAAACAAAATTTATTAAACATTTATAATAATTTATCTAAGAAATATACAATAATAGATAAGTGTTCTAACAAATCTATAATAGTAGAACCTAAAGTATATAATATTGAAAGTATTAATGAGTTATATGATGAAAGCTATTTCACAAGATTTTATTGTATGTTAAGATTTCTTGAAGAAGAAAATAAACTCTCAGAAGCACAACAACAACAGACAATCAATGACACTGTAAGCCTATCACGAGTAAGAGGAGAACGATATGCTCTATCGCGTTTTGAAAGATTTACAGCACAACCATTTGACTACAGAGGATCACTGAGTTATCTTGTAAAGGCAAGCAGAAATTCGGAGGCGACTTGATTTTCCAGACCCTCGATGACAAGTCAGAGTGTGTTGGTGTTTATGTTGATGGAAAAATACACTTTGATGGCATCCCAAGCAATCTAACAAGAACTTGGAAATACACAGGATCTGTTCAGGATCCCAATGTGGAGTATGCTTGGCTTTATTGTGGAGGCAAGAAACTTGAACAAGTGTGTCCTCCTGAACTTCATGAGGAGCTAGTAGACGCACAGAAGACTTTCCAAGCATTCCTGACATCATTTAGGATCGGAAAGATAAATCTACATCAGATTTGTTTCTTTGATCTCGTGCCAGAGGACTTCTTAGAGCAGTTTTGTGAGATCAGAAACAAGATCACAGAACATGTGTTTGAGAACTACGACAAACCAAAGAACTATGATCATCTGGATCAAGTTTACAAGCTTTTACACAAGATCCGCTATCAAAAGATGAACATCAGCGTGGATGGCTGTCGTAACCTCATGACCTCCACAAGCGACCGAGAAGACATCAGAATGCTTGTAAATTCTAGGAAGCACTATGTAAACTACAATCTTTTTGGAACGGTTACAGGGCGCCTTACGACTGCGAGAGAAAGCAATCCGATCCTAACCATGAAGTCAAAGTTCAGATCTCTCGTAAAGCCGACAAATGATTGGTTTGTGTCGTTTGATTACAACGGCGCAGAAGTGAGAACCTTCTTGGCCCTCTCGGGACATGAACAACCAGACGAAGACATTCACTGCTGGAACATGCGTCATCTTTATGGTGGAGAGAAGGACGATCGAGAGGAAGCAAAGGTTTCATTCTTTTCAGCATTGTATAACCCCAAGGATCACACTTTGGATCAAACCGTCTATGACAGAAAGAAAGTATTGGACAAATTCTATTATCGTGGTATAATAGAAACTCCAATGGGAAGGAACATCATAGTAGAGAACAGGAAAGCTTTGAGCTATCTTATCCAAAGCACAACCGCAGACCTAACCTTGGACAGAGCAGTGGCTTTGGATAGAGCATTGGAAGGCAAGAAATCAAAGGTTGCGTTCATCGTTCACGATGAGGTAGTCTTAGATGTGGCGAAAGAAGAAAATGAATTTATTGCTGACTTGAAAGAGCAATTTTCGGATACCAAGTTGGGCAAATACTTGGTGAATGTGAAGGCAGGCAAGAACTTCGGAGACATGAGAGATTTAGAGGTATGATTTCGATCTTTGGAATAGGCGATGCAGGATGTAATGTGGCTTCTCTCTTTGAGAAACACAAAGAATACAATGTTTTTCTGTTCTCGGAAGGTCAAGAGAACACAAAGTATACAAGAAAGCTACCGAAAGTGGCGAAAGCGGAAGATTGTGAGGAACAGGCACCAAAACTATCTTCTCATAAGACACTTTCAGCAGTTCAGGACAGGATCCAAGTGTTTCTTTGTGGTTCATCCTTCTCAGCGAACTACACGCTAGCGATCTTGCAACAAGTGAGAGACAAACAAATAGATATTCTTTACATCAAGCCAGATGTTGACCTTTTGATTGGAAATGTAAGGCTGCAAGAGAGGGCTGTCTTCGGGATCCTACAACAATACGCGAGGTCAGGACTTTTCAATAGTCTCACGATCCTATCCAATCCAGCGATAGAGAAAACAATAGGCCAAATACCAATCAAGAAATATTTCGAGACTATAAACAAAAGTATCTATTATGCGGCACACTATCTTAATGTTTTTGAACACACAACACCGCTAGTAGGAAACCTTTCAAAGCCCTCAGAGGTTCAAAAAATACGCTCTGTGGGCATGATTACAGTAGACAAACTTTCTGAAAATTGGTACTATAAACTTGAGAACAATAGGGATGTAAGCTACTATTTATGTATAGCAAGTGAGAGACTTGAGAACGATGGAAGCCTTCATTCCAAGATCGTCGAGAGCCTTAAAAAGAAGCCTAGAAATGCTTTCAAAAATGTGACTTATGGGATCTACGAGTCACCCTACGAAACCGACTTCGGGTTCTGTGTCGCTCACACTAATTTTATTCAAGGACAAAAAATACTTGACAGCATAGGCTAGTCACGTTACTTTATAGATGAGCAAGGGGAAGCTCTCAAAATACCTCAAACAAATACGCTTGACAGGCTAAGTCAAGCATGTTACATTCAGATAGTAAGGAACGCTTACTATACTTTACCCTACAATAAAGGAGACTATAATGGGAATCAATATGGAACTAATGCGGAGGAAGCTTGCTGCTCTCCGTGGCGAAGGTGGTGGAGACCGAACTAGCGTTTGGTTCAAGCCTGATGAGGGAGATACCGACATTCGTATCGTCCCAACCGAGGATGGAGATCCTCTAAAGGAGATGTTCTTTCACTACAATATCGAAGGACATCGTGGCGGGGTCGTATGCCCCAAGCGCAACTTTGGTGAGCGTTGCCCAATCTGTGACTTTGCTTCACAGCTATGGCGTGACGGCACCGACAACAATGATGAGGAAACCAAGAAGCTCGCCAAGAGCCTCTTTGTTCGCACTCGTTACTTCTCACCAGTAGTGGTGCGAGGTCTTGAGAGCGAAGGCGTGAAGGTGTATGGTTATGGCAAGACTGCCTACGAACTACTTCTCGGCTACATTCTGGACCCAGAATACGGGGACATTACTGATACTGCCGAGGGCACTGACATCACTATCACCTACACGAAGCCAACTCGTCCAGGTGCGTATCCTCAAACTAACATGAAGATGCGTCGTAACACAAGCCCTCTCCTTGACGACAAGGACACACTCGTTGGGCTAATGAACAACATGCCCGACATTGATGGGCTATTCACTCGCCACACTCCCGAGGAGGTGGATGCCATTCTGGATAGAATGCTATCAGGTGATAAGAGTGCTGAAGGGCGCTCACGAGAAACCACTCAGTACAAACAGGGTGGTAAGTCAAGCGTCGATAAGGCGTTTAACGATCTGATGACTGGCTAGTAAAAGCGTATCGCTCCAGTCGCCGCTGGCAGACCGGTCAAAGTCTGCCAACTTTTTTTAAAAAATACTTTACATACGTAAAATATAGTGTTATATTAATATCACAACGGGCGAGAGCCCCATATACAGAGTCCCGCAAGACTATAATCTGCGAATACTCAGGTTACATTCTAGATTATTTTCAGGATGTAATCACTCAATAACCTAAGGAGAGCTAAAATGAGTAATATTACAGTAAGAAACTTCGTAAAGAAGTACTCATCTGACAAGGTCTACTATGACCCATCATTCCAGCGAAGAGTTGTTTGGGGTTCCAAAACCCTTTCTAGATACATTCGTTCTCTTACGAATAGTACAGCAAAACTAACAACCATTGTTGTAGTCAATATACGTGATTGCCTTGATTGGGCACGAGAGACTGGTGATCAGCATTCCATCTCTTACTACGAGCCACTTGTTCAGCAGGGATACATTTACATCTCCCTAGATGGGCAGAATCGATCCAAGAAGACTATTGATTTCGTCAATAACAAAATTGCTGTAAGTGGCAACTTCTATGATGTAGGTGATCCTGCTAATGAAGTTGCAGTTACTAACATGTTCTTCAAAGAACTCCCATTAGATCTTCAGCTAAGCATCCACAATTCGATGCTAACTGTTGAAGAAACAGGTACGCTATCTAGGACTCAGCTTTCTGAGACTTTCTATTCCTTGAACAGTGGCGTTCCGTTGAACGCTCAGGAAAAGAGAAACTCAATTATCTGCCCAATCTCTGAAAAAGTGCGCCAATTATCCTCTAAGCACGCAAAGGGGCTCGCGAGAGTTGTGAAGGGCGACCTTGTTCCTCGCATGGCAGATGATGAGCTTGTTGCTCATATGAGCATGGTTCTCATAGAAAACAAGCCAGCCAAGAATACTTCTTGGGATCTCTCTGAATCTGAGACCAATATGTTTTACGAGATGGGAATTGATTCAGATATTGACGATGACGATTACCCATACCATGACATGGATAGGGTAGAAGAAATTCTACATCAGTGGGATCTGATAATCCAAGCACAAGGCGTATATCCTGCTTCAAAATTGGTGTCTGCTAAGATGTCTTGGGCAACTTTGTACGCTTGTGCTTGGGCACACGACAATGGGTACACTATCAATCCTGATAGAAGAAAAGAATTCTTCTCTGCCCTTAAGAAGCTGGACGATGAGCTTGCTACACAAAGTGAGAACTCATATGCTACAGAAAGAACTCGCTATATGAAAAAGCGTTTAGATCCTGATGAGGTCAAGAAGAGCAATTACTACTTTAGCTGGACTGCGCTTCATCACCGATCCGCAGGACGCCAGAAGAGGATCAACGAGATTGTCAAAGAGATTTCATCTTCTACTAGAAAGTTTTATTTGCGAAAGATTCGCCCCAACGTAGGTGCCTTAGCAGCGAAGTAAATAAGTTCGCTCCAGCCGCCCCCACCCGTAAAAAGGTGGGGGTTTTCTCTTATCCTTTTGCCTCTTCTGTGGTATAGTTACAAAGAGCCTTGTGCTCGAAAATAAATAAAAATAAAGAAAAGAAAAGTTAAAATAAGGAGAAACTATATGGCTAAAAAGAAAGAAGCCAAGCCTGGTCGTGTTTCTATGAAAGACCTCCGAGCTATGATAAATAAAAAGGCAGGTCGTAATGTGGCTCACGACCTGAGAGAAGACAATCCCACCGAAGTCAAAGAATGGATCCCAACAGGCTCCCGCTGGCTGGACTCTATTGTCTGTAAAGGCAAGATGGGAGGGATCCCCGTAGGAAAGGTGATCGAACTAGCAGGACTGGAAGCGACAGGAAAGTCCTTCCTCGCTGCCCAGATCGCAGCAAACGCACAGAAGATGGGTATTGGAGTTCTATATTTTGATTCCGAATCTGCTATTGATCCAACTTTCTTGGTCAAGGCTGGGTGCGATCTTGGTGCAATGATGTATATTCAAACGCCATCAGTGGAGTTTGTGTTGGAGACTATAGAAGATGTATTGGGAGCCACAGAAGATAAAATGCTCTTTATTTGGGACTCTCTGGCGCTCACACCATCTGTATCAGATGTTGAGGGTGATTTCAACCCACAGTCATCGGTCGCAACGAAGGCTCGTATTCTTGCGAAGGGAATGTCAAAGCTGATTGTTCCGCTTGCAGATAAGCGTGCTACCTTCCTTGTCCTCAACCAATTGAAGACAAACATTCCACACGGACCAATGGCCCGTCAGATTGCGATGACGACGCCTTACATTACACCCGGCGGAAAGGCGATGCACTATTCCTATTCTCTGCGTATCTGGCTAACTGGTCGCAAGAGCAAGGCTGCCTATGTTCAGGATGAGAACGGATTTCGTATCGGATCTGAGGTCAAGGTGAAGTTAGAAAAGTCTCGCTTTGGAACTCAAGGCAGAACTTGCACTTTCCGTATCTTGTGGGGAACAGACCCAATAGGAGTTCAGGATGAAGCTTCGTGGTTTGATGCCTTGAAAGGCTTTATGTCAAATGCCGGCGCTTGGTATACTCTTGAACACAAGGGCTATACTAAAAAGTTCCAACCAAGCAGATGGGCTGAGACCTTAGAAAAAGATCCAGAGTTCAAGAAACATGTTATTGATTTCATGGACGAGGTGGTCGTCCAGAAGTTTGATAAGCGCGAAGGAGACGCATCTGACTTCTATGAGGTAGACAAAGCCTCTTGACATCGTGCCTCCACCCTGTTATGTTATGGGGTGGAGGTAATCTATGAAGCGTTTGCTAGTTATTGACGCCCTCAATATGTTTTTGAGGGCGTTTATTGTTGATCCCAGCCTGTCCAATCACGGACAGCCTATCGGTGGTATTAAGGGATCGATGAAGATCTTACAGAAACTTGTAAGAATCACAAAACCAAATGAGATTGTGATCTGCTGGGATGGTCCAAATGGATCTCAGAAGAGAAAGGCGATGAACTCGTCCTACAAAGAAGGACGCAAGCCCTTACGCCTCAATCGCTCTGTTCACAATCTTACAGAAAATGAAGAATTACAGAACAAAGTTTGGCAGCAAATGCGAGTGATTGAATATTTTAATCAAATGCCGATCATCCAACTTGTTCTAGACCGAGTAGAAGCAGACGATATTGTTTCTTATGTGTGTGGATCTCCGCACTATAAGGGCTGGCAGAAGGTCATTGTCTCAAACGATAAAGACTTTCTTCAACTTTGCGATGATGAGACCGTCGTATACCGCCCAACAACCGACAAGGTTGAGACAAAAAAGAGTGTAGTGGAGAATGTCGGTGTCCACCCAACAAATATGGCTCTTGCCCGCGCTATGGCTGGCGACACTAGCGACAACCTTCCTGGCGTTAGTCGCGTAGGTATGAAGACGATCGCCAATAAACTTCCATTTATGAAGGAAGAGCGAGATGTAACGATCATTGAACTGATCGAATACTGCGAGAACATAGACTCTAAACTAAAAGTATATAAGAACATCGCAGAGTCAAAAAGCATTATTGAACACAACTACCAGATGATGCAGTTGTATTCTCCTCTTATTTCAGTTCAGGGAAAACAAACTATTGATTTCGCCCTTGAAAACTTTGAATGCGATTTCAATAAAACTGAATTGATAAGACTAATGATGAACGATGGCTTTGGTGAACTCAACTGGGAGGAGCTTAAAACTTATCTCAACAAGATTTCTCGGGAATGTAATGATAGGTAATACTATTTATCTACATGGACGATCTATACGAATTTGATGAAATCGCTCTTAGTGAACTAGAACTTGACGAAAAGAAGAAAAAGCGTAAGAAATCTAAAGGCAAAAGAGATGCCTGTTATCACAAAGTTAAGCGTAGATATAAGGTGTGGCCCTCTGCATACGCATCGGGCGCACTCGTTAAGTGCCGTAAAGTTGGCGCTAAAAACTGGGGTAACAAGTCCAAGAAGAAGAAGGGCAAGAAGAATGAAGGCATAAAACTTGACGATCGCCTTTTGCAAATAATTAAAGAAGAATACACCGCAGTTATAAACGAAAAAAAAAAGAAAGCGGGCACTGAATCGAGCAAAGAGTCGTCGTTAAAAGATTGGTTTGGTCGCAAAGGCGCTCCTGGCAAGAAGGGAGGCTGGGTTGACTGTAATACTTGTCGCAAAGGCAAATGTAAGCCTTGCGGTCGTTCTGGTAAAGAGAAGAGATCGAAGTACCCTTCTTGTCGCCCCACCCCTGCTGCCTGCAAAGAACGCGGGCGCGGCAAATCTTGGGGCAAAAAATCAAAAGGAAAAAAGAAATGACCGAAGAATACATCAGACAAGTGATCAGAGAAGAGTACCAAACTTTAATGAACGAAAAGAAGAAAAAGAAAGCCTGTAAACCATCAAAAGGGAAGCGCTTTGCAAAACGTGTAGATGGCAAATGTCGTTCCTATGGACAAGCAGGACAAGCCAAAGGTGGCGGGGATCGAATAAGACCCGGCACAGCTAAGGGTGATGCCTACTGCGCTCGATCCGCAAAGATCAAGAAGTGTAAGAATCCACCTTGCGCGAACGCTCTATCCCGAAAGAAGTGGAAGTGTCGTGGCTCTAAGTCAATGAAATAGTTAGGCTACGATCACGCTAAAAAAAAGCCCCAACTCACCTTGACTTTTGCGCTAGGTGAGTTATATTTAATAGGTAACCACTAGGAGTTTTATGCTCACACAAAAGGCAGACTTTGGAAGGTACGGGAAGTCCTTCCAAGAGGGTCTCGTCCAACTCATTTTTGAAGACCGACCATTCGCAGATCAGATTACGGAGGTGCTTGATACAGAACATCTTGAACTCGAATACCTTCGCACATTTGTAACAAAGGTCACAGACTACAGAGAAAGATACGGAAAGCATCCATCAACAAATGCGATGATTTCTATACTTCGCACAGATTTAGACAAAGAAGACGAAGTAACACAGAAGCAGGTGCGTGATTATTTCGCTCGCATTCATACAAATGAACTATCAAGCGATGTTGACTACATTAAAGAGACATCGCTAGACTTTTGTAGAAAGCAGAAACTAAAAGAAGCTATGATGAAGTCCGTAGGGCTACTTCAAACCTGCTCTTTTGACGAGATCTCAAAGGTCATCAACGACGCTCTCAAACTAGGATCTGAAAACAACCACGGCTATGACTTTATCGTTGATTTTGAAGAACGCTACAAGCCAAAGTTTAGAAAACCAGTAACAACGGGCTGGAAAGAAATTGATGTGATCACTGGTGGCGGACTAGGAAAGAGCGAACTAGGCGTTGTGGTTGCTCCAACCGGAGCAGGCAAGTCGATGGCCTTAGTTCATCTTGGCGCCCAAGCGATCAAGGAAGGCAAAGTGGTGATACACTATACTCTTGAGCTTCAGGATACTGTCGTTGCCTGTCGGTATGATTCTTGTATAACTGGCTATCCTCTTTCAGATTTGACAAACTTTAAAGAAGAGATTTTTGAGCAGATCAGCGAACTTGATGGAACCCTAATCGTTAAAGAGTATCCCACCAAATCTGCCTCCACAAACACAATCAAATCCCACCTCTCTCGTCTAATCAAAAGAGGCATAGAGCCCGGCTTAGTGATTGTAGACTACGCAGATTTGTTACGCCCGGTAGTAATCAGAAAAGAAAAAAGAACGGAACTGGAGTCAATCTACGAGGAGTTACGGGGTCTTTCCAAGGAGTATGGGTGTCCTGTTTGGACTGCCTCACAGACAAACCGCTCCGGTCTCAATATGGAAGTGATCACGATGGAACAAATTTCTGAAGCATTCAACAAATGCTTTGTCGCTGACTTCATTTGCACGCTTTCAAGAACGATCGAGGACAAACAAACCAATAAAGCAAAAATGTTTATTGCGAAAAATAGAAACGGACCCGATGGTATAGTGTATGATCTATTTATGGATACCTCTAACGTTTGTATTAAAATGTTGCCTAAACCAGTCATTCCTTCTGGGGTGGGACCAAATATTACAGCAAGCCCCGTCGCTGTGAGTCCCAAGGAACAAAAAGAAATACTGAAAAACAAATATGACAAGTTTAGAAAACTAAGGAGCAACAACAGATGAGAACACATATTCGCAGATTCAAACTATCGGACACTTTTGTCGATCAATACAGAGATCGCGAGGTCCCCTGGGGTCCGCTTGGATACATTACCTTCAAGCGCACTTATGCTCGTCGCCTAAGCGAGTTTAATGAAAACGCAACTGGTTCAGAAGAGTGGTTTCAGACGTGCCGCCGCGTGATTGAGGGTATGTTTGACATGCAAAAGCAGCATGTCTATCGCCTTGGGCTTGAATGGGTAGATCACAAGGCGCAGAGAACTGCGAAGGATGCTTACGATCGCCTTTTCACCCTAAAATGGACCCCACCCGGTCGTGGTCTATGGATGATGGGAACAAAGTTTGTAAACGAAAGAACGGCAGCAGGGCTTTTTAATTGTGCCTTCCGTTCTACCAGAGATCTGTCAGATCGAGGAGGATACCTATTTTCTTGGATGATGGACGCTTTGATGTTGGGCATCGGTGTTGGCTTTGATACACTTGGAGCAGACACACTGATTGTTAAGCAGCCAGAGTATACGAGAGAACAATACATAATTCCTGACTCTCGCGAAGGTTGGGTGGAGTCCGTCAAGGTTCTTCTAAATGGTTTCTTCTTTGGAGCCAAAGTTCCAACTTTTGACTATTCCGCTATTCGTCCTTATGGTGCCCCAATCAATGGTTTTGGGGGAACTTCCAGCGGCTCTGGACCTTTGGAAGAGCTTCACGATAGTATTATTGAACTTTATCGTGGTCGCATTGGAAAGCAAATCTCCTCTGTTGACATCGTAGATACAGAGAACCTCATTGGTCGCTGTGTTGTCGCAGGCAATGTTAGGCGTTCTGCTGCGCTGGCTCTTGGCGCTCACGATGATCGCGACTATCTTCAAATGAAGAACGATCCAGAGAAGCTGGCTCACCACCGATGGGGCTCCAACAACTCGTTTCACGCCATTGTTGGCCAAGACTATGCTTGGCACGCAGAGCAGTCACAGAAGAACGGAGAGCCCGGCTACATCTGGCTGGATAATGCGAGAACCCGAGGTCGCTTTGCCGACCCTCCGAGAGACGATGATAAAAATGTTATGGGTTTCAACCCTTGTGTTGAACAACAGCTTGAAGACGCGGAGTTATGTTGTCTCGTGGAGACATTCCCAGCAAAGCACGACACCTACGAAGACTATCTTGCTACTTTGAAGATCGCTTATCTTTATGGTAAGACTGTGACGCTCGCAAACACTCATTGGGCAGAAACTAACGCAAAAATGCTCAAAAACCGCCGTATTGGGCTATCTCAATCAGGGGTTGTTCAGGGATTCAACAAGTTTGGTCGTAGAACACTTCTTAACTGGTGTAATGACGCCTATGAACACGTTAGAGAATTGGATAAACTTTATTCTGATTGGCTTTGTATTCCACAATCTGTGAGAATGACCAGTATTAAGCCTAGCGGGACAGTATCTTTGCTTAATGGCTCTACTCCTGGCATCCACTATCCCGAAGATGAGTATTATATTCGTCGTATTCGTTTTGCGGCAGATAGTGATATGCTTCCAGCACTTGAAGAAGCAGGCTATAAGATCGAACCAGATCACTATTCTCCAAATACGATGTGTGTTGAATTTCCCGTTCGTGAGGAACTTTTCCAAAAAGGCAAGCGAGAGGCGACGATGTGGGAGCAACTAGAAATCGCTGCTCAATACCAACACTATTGGGCTGACAACTCTGTGTCTGTAACTGTGACTTTCAAGCCAGAAGAGGCTGATCAGATCGAAGCGGCACTGGAAATGTATGAAACTCGCCTGAAAGCAGTTTCGTTCTTGAGATACAAGGACACAGGCTACACACAAGCCCCTTACGAGCCCATCACAAAAGAGCAGTATGACGAAGTGACGGCAACCATTACACCTATCCAGCGATTTAGCACGGAAGAAGGCGGTGTCGGCACCAGTTTCTGCGATTCAGATCATTGCGAGATATGAGAGGTAAAAATGAATTTCAATCATCTATTGACAGAAAGAGAGTTTCATCTCTCTTTCTGTCAATAGATGATTGAAAATCATTTTTATCTCTCATATCTCGCAATGATCTGAATCGCAGAAACTGGTGTCAACACCACCTTCTTCCGTGCTAATTTTGTGGCAAGGAGTTATGTTTCACTTCATGTCGTCCTCTTGCTCTTTTCTGATGG